TCAGAAGTTTGTCCAAAAAAAGGACGGTTCGCTTCTGTCTCCTGCTGTTTTAGATACTGTTGAAACTGTTTAAACTGTTTTAACTCATCAACTGAGAAGTTACCTTGAATATTCATTTTGTATTAGCTCCTTTATCATCAAATAGTTTGTGATAGTAGGAACGTTCGCTGGCTTCTTTGTCGTCGATTAACTCTTCATGTTTTAACGTGTTCAAGATCACCTCATAACTTGTGACCACTTGGGCGCGTAAGCGCTGATCTTTAAAGTCATTAAGGTTCAAATCTTTGTCTTTTAAGTATGGAAGGATCGCCATTTTGTCGATTTCTTGCTCTTTTGCGACAATTGCGTCTGAAAGTTGCGATGAAAAGGTGTAAAACATCGTTTGAAGTTCTTTTCGATCTAAACTTCCATGCTGATCGATAATACTTAATAAGGCTTCTTTAAAATGCGATAAAACGTTTTGTGTCCTTTTCTTTTCAAAATCCATGATCTTATCCATAATGGAATACATCATAAACGTTGAATATTTCATGCCTTCATTCTGTTTTGAGTGTTTATAAAGCAATGTGCGCCCTTCTTCATGGCATGAAGCTGTCACGCGGACTTCATACGGCTTCTTATTTACAAGCTTGACCATGTGTGTTTCACCTCCTATTCGTTCATTCTCTAATATTACCATATCGGAGGTGAAAAAATCATACAAAGATAAAAAATTTCACGTTCTATTCGCTTTATGCGAACTATGCCCTACCGATCAAGACCTCGAAGCCACCGTTTAGCATTAATTCGGTCATCGCCCAGCATAGGCTGTCCATACGATCGGGCGATCCCTTCAAAGACGGCTCCCATTGACACATCTGATCTTCTAGTTCTGCAAAGAAGCCGACGTGATGAATGCGCCCCTGTTCGTATAAGCTGGCGATAGGTTCACTACGAGCGACTTTCCCACGGCTGGCATGGACTGTCTTGACAGGGATATTCGGATCAATACTGGATAAAACGTGAGTACACATATCCCCTCCCATGTTCTTTTCCACCACAATTTTATCAGCTTGATATTTATGAAACGCGCTGATCGCCACCTCTCCCCATTGCTTCGGTGACGCCTTTAAAGAAAGATCGTCCAGTACATAGCCTTGATCGTTAAAACCGATCCCTGCAACCGTGATACCTGTTTCATCTGAATTCGCGTTATGCGAACCTGCTGGATCAATTGACACGACCACACGTTTAAGATCGGGCGCTTTAAGAACGCGATGATCTTCAATGTCATGTCGCTTCCACATGGCTTGCGGGTTATCGTCAAGTAAACGGGCATATAACTCCTGTTCGCCAATTCGTGTATTTGAGTACCTTTTTTTCATATGATCCACGAATGCGTCAGGTAGTTTTGAATTTTCGAATGTGTTGCCCGTTGTAAGGTAGCATGTCTCGTCTTCTAATAGGTCTTTAATGACTTTAATTGGTTTCGGGGTAGTTGTAATTATAATTTTGGGGGAATCCCCTCCACGAAGGCAGAAACGCGCCATATCGAGAGTATACTCAGGGTATTTCCACTTACATATCTCATCGCACCATATTAAATCCACCTCTGCACCCCTTAACTGTTCGGGTTCAGCGTCCGCGTAAGCTGTACAGATTGAACCGTTCGGGTAGGTTAAACGCCTTTTTGAAGGCTCATACACTGGACGGAATTCAGGTGGCGCGATTGACATTAGACCCGAAACACCTTGAATCATGACGTCCCGCACATCTGCGCTGGTTGCTCCTATTAATGCGACGCGCTTTGCCCGTCCACTTTCGATGTATGATCGAACTGTTTGAGCGCCACAAAGTGTCTTGCCCCAACCTCTTCCGCACGATATTAACCATGTTGTGAAATCTTCTTCGGGTTCAAGTTGCTTGTCTCTTGCTCTTAATTCCCATGAGTTTAAAACAGCTTTCTTTTGTTCAGTCGATAGATTCAATAATATCTTTGTCAGGTCTTCTTTGTTCAACGAGCGAAGCGATCGCATTGTGGAGCTGATTGTCGAGTTCTTCCATTGTGTCAAGATAGTTCACCTCGATGCTGTTTTCTGTCTTAATCGTGGCTTTGAATCCTGCACGATCTAGAAGGTCTTTGCTTGCGCTAACACGGTGCTGATCGTTCTTGTCTTTGTCTCTGATGATCTCCATTAAACAGTTGAATGCTTCGACTGCTCCTGCTCTGAACTGTGCTTGCATTGCAAGGTCTTGCTCCTGTCTGATCTTGTCGATCTCCTGCTTAATCGCTGGATTGTTTAATAGATGATAGCTATATTGTTTCGGGTTGCTGTAGCCTGCTGTCTTTGCGCTCTGTGTCCCGTTGTTTGTCCTTGCATATTCAAGGGCGAATGTCTGTTGCTTCTCGTTTAATGACACGCTGATCCACTCCTTTAAAGTAACAAGAAAGTAACATGTCTTTTATGCATTAATTTGTTATTCACAATGTCTTCACAATATATAGAATGCTGTTAAATCAACGTTTGTATGAAAATGTGCATAAACAATAATAACGAAAGTATGTGAAATCCTTTTGTTGTCACGTTTATGCATAGGCTGTATTTTACATAATGGTTCTTATGTAAACTAGAAGCGTATATACAATACATGAAAGTGTATAAAGAGAACGTAAAAACGCCACCCAATAATTTTGAGTAGCGCGAGCGAGGAACTTTATTAAAGCTTTATACAGTTTAATCGCTAAAAAAAACCTAGTGTTTTCTTGTCTTTCACTTCATTCAGTTATTCAGTTTGGCGCAACTGATTTTCACAACACGAATGCAAAGTTTATTTTAATTACATATCTAGTATGTACGTTTATGTATGAAAAACACCACCCGTTTTAAGAGT